GGTTTCTTGTCTTAATTGTCCTATAACACCGATTAAACTACCTTTAACTTGGTATTTACATAAGTTTTCTGCTTGTTTATCCCATACTACACAATTTATGAAATCACACTCTTCGTTGTTTATACGATTAGTTGCTATTGTAAAGCTACATACTTGTTTTCCTGTTTGTGTATTTCTTAATTCAGGGTTTTTAGTTAATCTCCCTATTAGTGCTACTCGATTAATAAGTCATCATCTCCTTTTCTTTTTCTTCTGTTGCTATCATCTCCACTTCTTCCATTTCGTGTACTGTTATATGTGTTTTTACTAAAAAATCTAATATCTCCTGGATTTTATCTTCCAAGTCATTTACTCTTCTTCTTAATTCGATACAAGTTTCAAATAATTCTTCTTCATTATTCATTGTTTTTCTCCTTTATTTTTATATTTGTTTTTATATCACTCTTGGTTGTATATTCTATTATTCCTTTTTCTTCTAATTTCTTTAAGTGATACCCTACTGACATATTACTTTCTAAACCAGTAAATGCTTTTATTTCTTCATAACTAGGACTTTTATCAAATACTTCCATATATGCTTTTAGTAAGTGATAAAATGCTCTATTAGTTAAATCGTGGTTTCTCATTTCTTTAATCTCTTCTCTAGTAGGTTTATAGCAACTTTTATTTGTTTATGGTTTAGTTGACTATCACTATCTACTTTGAAGTATTTATAAAATTCAGCTCTATCAAAGTTATCATCTTTATCTTCGTTCTTTACTATTAAATCTTGTAGTTTTAAAAACTCTTTATTCTTTTCTTTTGCATATTCTTCACTTAATTCTTCAAATCTTAAATTACCTTTATGATCTCGTATGATTAAGTCTTTTATATTTCTATTCTCATCATAGTCTATATAATCTACATAAAATCTTGTCTTTGTTGTATATTTGCCATCTGGTTTTTGACAAAACTCTTTACTATCTTCTCCAGGTTTAGTGATTCCACCCATATCTTTACGAGGAAATATGAATATACTTGGTGCAGTATATAGTTCTCTACCTATTCCCCAATTAAAACATGCTCTTTTAAAACTATCACTTGCTAAACCTTTTTCTTTTTCAGTAAAACTTTCAGTTCCAGTATCTTCTTTTTCAACCCATTGTTTTTTATCTTCATCCCATATTCCTACTATGCAATTAGCATTTTCTCTTAAGTATCTCTTTTGCCAGTTCATTGCTCCTACTGTTTCATCCAGGATGTTCTGGTCTACTCTTGCATCTTTATAAAGTAATAAAGTACAATAATTACTTGCTATTTGTGATATTCTACAGTCTATTTCTTCAGCTTTTAATGTTCTAAACTCCATTTATTCCACCTCTAATCTATATTCTTTATATTTCTTTTTTGTATTTGGGTTTGTTTTCCATTTATCAGTTATTTTGTATCCTTCTTTTCTTAACAACATAATTGCATGTTGTAAATCCATTATGTCTAGTTTTAACATGCACTCTCTACTTGTTATTTTCTTGTTCTTTTCTAGATACTGTAATACTCTTTGACTTTGGTTTTGATACACTTTTACCACTCCTTTTTAATTCGTTTATTATTCCATTTAGTCTTACTATTTCTAGTTCTTTTTCATTATTAGCATCTATCCATATTTTTCTTACTGATGCTATTGCCTCTTTTAATTCATCTATTATTATGTCTTTTCTATCGTTTTCTGCATTTGCTACTTGCAAGTTTAAACATACAGTATTGTATTTTTCTCTTAATTCTTTATTCTCTTTAAAATTATCTATAAACTTCATTTTCTATCTCCCTTTCTTATGACTACTTCAGTCCATCCCACGTTTTTTATCTCTTCTCTTTGTAGGTTTAATTTATCTTTTAATTCCTCGTAAACTTCTTCAAAAACTTTATATCCTTTACTGAACTTAATAATGTCCTGTTCGTAAAAGATATCGTACACTTTACTTTTATCCATGTTATTCTCCTATCAATAATTTTATTTTTAATAAATCTAATTGGTTTCTATATGGAACTCCTTTATAGGTTTGTAATAAACTTCTATGTAAGTCTATTAGTATCTCTCTTGGTGTTATCTCTTTTATTACTATTATTTTGTTTTGTACAAAAAACCTTAATATAAACTTCCCATATACCTTTTCAAATGTTTTTTCAGTATAAAGTGGAATCTCATATTCTCCATCTTCGTATTCAGTTTGTTTTAATGTAAAACTTACGTTAAATGTTAGATCCTTATAAGTTCTCATATAAAACTTTTTTAAAGCTCGTAATTGTTTTATAAAATCGTTTTCATCTATGTAAGTTATGATTACTCCTTTATCACACTTTTTAGTTATTACTTCTCCATCTTTATTGTTGTAAGTCATTTCCACTCAACTCTTTTATTCTTTTATTAAAATATTCTTTTACTTCTTCATTAGGGGTTTCGTTATCTCTATAGCATCTTTCTAAATATATTCTTAATCCTTCTGCTAAATACATTTGTATAATTTCATTAGTGTTAATTTGTATTTCCATTTTTTATTCCTCCTCAAATATTTGGTTTGTTCTATTGTAGATAAGGTTTAATTTTGCTTTTTTACCTTCTCTATGTTTTGCTAAAGTAAGTTCTACTACTTGCTCATCTTCGTTAGTTTCTTCAGCATTTAGTATTATTACCTGTGTAGCACTTTGTTCTAGTTCTCCAGACTCTTTTAGATCACTTAATTTAGGGTTATCTTCTCCACTTCTATTTATTTGTGCTAATAAAAATATGGTGCAGTTATAACTCATTGATATATTTCTTAATTCTTTAACTACTGAAGTAATCAGTTCGTATAAAGATTTATGTTTTTCAGTTGAACCAATTAATCCAACATAATCGATAAAAACCATTAAATGCTCATCTCGTTGTTCGTTAATTATTTCTCTTCTTATAGACTGAATTGTTTGACCTCTACTGATTATCTTTAACTTTCTTTTACTTAATTGCTCACAGGCATAATCTATTACTCTTTGTTGTCTATCACTCTTTGGTGTAGAAAGTGAATCCATTGGAATAGTTGTCATTATTGAGATTAGTCTTTTATAAACTGATGACTCACTCATTTCCATATTGAATAAAATACATTTATGTTTTTTAGATAAATCTTCAAGTAAGTTAAGTGCAAAACCACTTTTACCTATTCCAGTTCTTGCAGATATTACCATTAAGTCATGTTCTTGTAGTTTTATTCTTTTAGATAACTTTTCTAGTCTAAAAGGAATTGTCTTATTGTTTGTTATTACTAAATCTTTTATTTCATCTACTGTCTTATATCCTGTAGTTGTATCTATAGTTCTAGCTTCTATTGAGTGTATCTTGTTATAAAGTTCATCCTGGTTTAGTTTGTTTTGTTGGAAATCATTAATAACTTGTTTTAATAATTCTTCTTTATAATCTTCAAATAATAGTTGTTGGTAATAATCAAAATCAGTTATGTCATAGTTATTTAAGTCTATTATTTGAGATACACGTTGCATGTATTCTTTATCGTTGTATTTACCTTTAAAACCTTTTTGATTTTCTTCTAATAAAGTAGGTAAATTAATAGTTCCACTTTGTTTATAAGAATAGATAAAAGTTTGTAAGATAAATCTATTTAGATCATTTCTAATACACTCCATAGGTATTACTATTTGTTTAATAAGTTCTGGTTTATCGTATATGTTAGCTAAAAAGTAAAGTTCATTATTATAATCGTTCATACTCAAACTCCTTTTTATCATTAGTATTTTTTTCCCAAGTAATTACTTTTTGTTTCCAGTTCTTAACTTTATTACCTTTACTATCTATCCAGTTTCCTTCAGTAAAGTAGTCATAGAACTTCTTGTAATCTACTTTGTTATGTCTAACATTTAAACAATAGTCTTTTATCTCCTCTAATGTAGGTCTTTCTTTATATATTTCTTTTTTATTATTTAGTACTTTATTATTAAGTACTTTATTGTGTACATTTTCCGATGTCGGTTTTACCGATGTCGGTTTTTGATACAACGGCTCTTCATATATTGTGTATTCCATATTTGTAAACTTCCCTGATGTATCTTTCAATTGTTTTCTTGTTAAATATCCTAGTTCCATTAATTCATTTAAAGTTGTTCTAATTCCTGTTCTACTATCATTAGAAAGTTCAGCTAATCCTTCTTCAGTAAATTGCCAATTATCTGGTAGACTTAACATGGTGCAAATCATACCCTTACCTTTTAAAGATAATTTCTTGTTTTTAAAAATGTTGTTGTCTATTACTGTGTAATCGGTTTTCTTTACTTTTCTAAATATTGCCATTTAGATCTCCTAGAACACTAGAATAAACAAATAAACGAATAATAAACCAATTGAAATAAAACTTAAATCTAATAAATCTTGCTCTAATCTTTCTTTAATTTCTTTCTTTAAAACTAATTTCTTTTTCATAATATCTTTTCCTTTCTTCTATCTTTTGTGGTATAATCAAATTGAGAAATCTTTTCGTTTGGGTTTCTCTTTTTTTTGTTCTCATATACCTTCCACCTTTCTTGACTTAATTAATTAAGACAACTAAAGTAAAAAAATATCTTCGAACTTGCAATCAAATAATGTAAGTAATTTTTTGATTTCTAGTAAATTAAATAATTTTTTGCCATTTTCTTTATTTATGTATGTAGGAGTCGATATTCCAAGTTTTTCTGCAACCTGTTCTTGTGTCATTTGAAATTCCACTCTTTTAGCTTTTAATTTAACTTCCATATTATCCCTCCAATCTTGTCATATTTAATTAAGACAATTTTAATTTATCACTTTAAAATAAAAATGTCAATAGAAATTATGACAAAAGTTTTACTTTTTACAAAAAGTGTATTATAATGTAAAGTGTGGTCTAGATGTGGTCTAGAAAGGAGTAAATATGAAGGTAAAGACACTAGAAAGAAAGAGATGGTCTATATTAACTGATAATTTAGATCAATGTTATTTATGTGGTAAAAGAAAGCAACATTTACACGAAGTCTATTTTGGTAAAAACAGAAAAAAGTCAATGGAATATGGATGTGTAGTTCCATTATGTATGGAGTGTCATAATAAAGTACACACTTATCATACATTAGACTTGGAGCTAAAGAAACATACTGAAGAGAAGTTCTTGGAATACCATAATTGTACTAAAGAAGATTTCCTAAAAATATTTTTTATAAATTATTTGTAGGATGTCCTAAAATGTCGTAAAAAACATATTATACTTAATTTGTAAGGAGTTGGTACACTCTTTACAACATGCACTTGTCTACTAACAGGATAAGTGTTTTTTGTTTTTATACATGTTTACCACACAGCACTAACTTTATAGTTAGTGTACTAATTCATATTATAAGTAGATTTTTCGTACATTTTATTGCTTATTCTATGAGTTAGTACAGTGTCTATAAAGGCACTACCCCATGTTATTTCTATTTAAACATACTGGCAAATGTTTAAAGTGTTAGACTTTTATGTCTAGCATAGAGTAGATATATAAAAAGTATAATCTATGGCATATTGAAATATACTATAAATATTTGTTTTTGCAGAAACATTGTATATCTATTCTATGGTATCCATAAGGGTACTAGCTATTATTATAATAGGTAGGATAGACAATTAATTACGCCAAATGTTAGTCTTTTATGACTAGCATAGAGGGAATATGATTATATAGTTTTGACCTTCTTTCGATTATATAATTCTGGCACTTATTCCTTCTGTGGTACTCATAAGAGTGCCGATTCTAACCTTTCTATGATTTTGGAAGCACTAACTTTTATAGTTAGTGTTCTGGTGGTGTATGGTTTTTAGTAATAACTCCTAAAAAAGTTGTAATTGGTCTTTTTGTTTTTTCATTAATGTTTTTTGGTAAATATACTCCTATTCTTTATAAAAACACCACTAGAACAGTAATTATAAGGGGGAAATTATGGATTCAGTCAAAAGAGAAATGCTTAAGATATACAAACCTATTTCCAACCTAGACTGGATGAATTATAAGTTAGTAAAAAAAGACATAACTTTTCATCATATAGTCAAAGCAGAAAACCAGGGGAAAAGAACAATAGAAAATGGAGCATTAATTATGCCAGTAGGACACCAATATCTACATTTAATTGAGTGTAAAGATATAGAAACATACATAGCAATAAACAAGATATTTAAGTATGTTAATCAGCAAATGTGTGAACCTACTAGAGAACAAAGAGAGATTATAGAATACTTATTACAAGAGTTTGAGAAAGTACATAGATGGGATAAAGGTAATAAAGGAAAATTATTGATACAAAGAAAGTATCTAGAAAGGAGTTTATATGAAATATAAGTTTACTAAAGTGGATCAAGATACTACAGAGTTGAGTTATAAGGATAAGGTATTCCCAATAAAAAGGGATATAGACTTACAAAAACGTATACAAGAAGCTATTCCTAAAGCAAGAGTATTAATGAACGTAGAACTTGCTAAAATGGGTTTAACTAAAAAAGACTTGGTAATAGAAAGACATGAAGGCAATAAAACTTATTATGATAATTCAAACATTATGGATGCAGAAGAACAATACCAAGCAATAGCAACTATGGAAGTGTTTGATGAGATATTAGTTAAGTATACTAAAATGACTTTAAATGACTTAATTCAAGATATTGACTTAAATCAAGATGAAGTTGGAGATTTTGGTACTGATTTAACTAATGCCATTATGGGAAAAGAAGTTATAGAAAAAGAAAAGTTTCCCAGTGTCAAAATCGAAAAAATCTAATAAAACTTACTTTTGTTTTGCTTATCCTAGTGATCTAGACAATGCTTATGCTTTTTATTGTGCTAGGTATGAGAATATTTCTTTTGAAGAGTTCCTTAAATTAGGAATAACTGATTTTACAAGAAAGTTCTCAAGTATACCAGAAAGTGAACCATTATATACAATAATAAAGTCTAGAACAATAGATACAAACAAGATAAAAGATAAAGAAGAAAGAAGATATTGGAATAAATTAAAGAGATTAAATGCTATTCCAAGTGAATATATATCAACTAGAGAAATAATGCTAGATTTAACAAAAGTATCAAAGGAGTATAAATTATGATAAATGAATCAATACAAGAATTTATGGATAAGATAACTTTTAAAACTAGTGAGTTAGCTTTATATGAAGATAAAGAAAAAGGTGTATGTTATCCATTAAGCATAGCAAGTCTATTAGTAAGAGTAGACATGTTAGAGTTAGAAAAAGGTAATTCTAAAGTAGCAGGTACATTAGAAAAGGCAATATACGAGCAAAAGATAGATAAAAAAGATTACAAAGTAATAGATATAGAGAAACCTGTATCTAAATATGAGATAACAAAGAACGAGAGTGATAGATTTACTATTACCAACAAAAAGTGTAAAGGTGTACGAGTTTATAATGTAAGTAATCAATTAGGAATACATACTACATTGGAAGATAAAGAAGAAGCATTTAAACTGGGTGCAGAAATAAACAAGAGAATATTTGAATATATGAAGTAAGGAGTAGTTATGGAAATAATAAATAAAAAACTTACTGAATTAATACCTTATAAAAACAACCCACGTAAAAATGATGAAGCAGTAAAATACGTTGCTAATAGTATAAGGGATTTTGGATTTAAAGTTCCAATAGTAATAGATAAAAATAATGTAATAGTAGCAGGACATACACGTTATAAAGCAAGTCAACAACTAGGACTAAAAGAAGTTCCGTGTATAGTAGCTGATGATTTAACTGAAGAACAAATAAAAGCTTTTAGACTCGCTGATAACAAAGTAAGTGAAAAAGCTGATTGGGATTACAATTTACTAGATTTAGAATTAGAAGATTTTGATATAGATATGAGTGAGTTTGGATTTGAAGAATTAGAAATTAATCCAGAAAAATTTGGAACAGATTTCACATTAGATAGTGGAGAAAAATTATCATTAGTTAATATGGTTGTTTCATTAACGCAAGAACAATTTGATTACATTGTGGAACAAATAAATAATATGAAAGGTACAAAAGAATATAAAGAGTTCAAATATGAAGAAAATAAAAATTCTAATGGTAATTCTTTATTCTTAATATGTAAACAATGGGAAGAGCAAAACAAATAGAAATAAAAGTTATTCCAAGCAATATAGCTAATGAGTTTGTTAAGAAACATCATTATTCTGGTAAAGTTGTAAACAATTCTAAATTACATTTTGGAGCGTTTTTAGATAATCAATTACATGGTGTTATGAGTTTTGGTTCTCCACTAGATAAAAGAAAAGTTATTCATTTAGTTGTTGATAAAAATGGTAATTATGTTCCTTGGAATGATATGTTAGAACTTAATCGTATGGCTTTTGATGAGTGTTTGCCTAGAAATAGTGAAAGTAGATGTATTAGTGTTGCAATTAAATTAATAAAAAAGAATGCTCCACATATTAAATGGATATTAAGTTTTGCAGATGGTCAACAGTGTGGAGATGGAACAATATATAGAGCAAGTGGTTTTAAATTAACAGGTTTTAGCAGTGGGGCTATGTGGGAACTGCCTGAAGAACTTGCAAAAATGAATAAAGGAAAAGTAGCACACAGAATGAAGATTCAAGATAAATGTAGTGTTATTTCTAAATATATTCTTTCTCAAACAAATGGTAAAAACTTAACAATGAAAAAGTATGTTGAAAAGTTTGGAGGGAAATTATTAGAAGGATATAATTTGCGATATATTTACATAATAGATAAAAATTATAAATTAAATGTAGAAGAAATGCCATTTAGTAAAATAGATGAATTAAACGCTGGTATGTATAAAGGGGAAAAAATAACATTAAAAGAAAGACACAAATAGTCTTTCAATATGCGATATTAGTTTATTAGTAAAACACTTTACTTCCTGTAAAGAGAAAAAGGTGCAATTCCTATTATATCGCTCCAATATGCGTGTTTAGTTTAATAGTAGAACATACATATTCCTTATGTAAGGTAGAGGTGCAATTCCTACTAACACGCTCCATTATAAAAGGATGTGATAAAGTGGCAAACGAACAAAACTTAAGACCTGGAGAATACAAGCTAACACTTGAAGAACAGAAGAAAGGTGGTATAGCATCAGGACAAGCAAGAAGGGAAAAAGCCACTATGAAAAAAACTCTTGAAATGTTATTAGATGAAAAAAATAACAAAGGCAAAACATATAGAGAACTTGCTACTCTAGGTTTATTAAAAGGTGCAGTAAATGGGAATGCTAGTAATTACAGGACAATATTAGAAACACTAGGAGAATTATCTACTCAAGAACAAACAACTACTCCAGTAGTAGAAATAAAAGTAATAGATAATTCTAATCTTGAGAAGGTGCTTTATGAAGAGAATAGACATAACAAAAATGCTTAAAGATAATTATTTAGATAATGAAGAAAGAAAGGAGATTTTAGGTATGGAGTTTATTAAAATGGGAGATAAGTTTTTAATAAAGAACTCTAATGGAGTAATAGTAGATGAAAAAGAAAAACTTAAGTTAGAGAATAACGAAATGGTTATTAAAGATGTTGAATCAAACTTATGTCAAAAAGAAACTACTAAAAAGATAAGTAATAACAAAAAAAGAATTAAGGAATTAAATGATAAACCTATCGAAGAAACAACTACAACTGAATAGAGATATAGTAAGTCCTAATATACCAAAGATAAGTGTATTAGGAAGTACTCAAAGTGGAAAAACATACGATATATGTTTTTCTTTAGTTGAGTATGCTAAAAACTTAAGATTATATGAAGAAGAGAAACGTAAAGAACCTGGATATATACCAAGAGAGTATGAAGGCATCATAATAGGATGGACTACTGATACAGTTAAGAGAAACATAGTAGACAATATAGAGAAAATCCTTAAATACGTATATGGGTATAAAGAAGGAGTACACTATGTTCTAAAATATGGTCAACAAGAAAAGTATCTAAAGATACATAATATGACATTTAACTTCTTTGGATTTAATACTGCATTAAGTTTCAATAGAATATTAGGTAGTCCTGCTATATTTTGTTGGATAGATGAATCAGCAAGAATATATTCAAGTAGTCAATTAAGATTAAGTTTTGATGAGATTATAGGTAGACAAATGTCTTATGCAGGACATCCTTATTACAAAAGAATTGATTCTTATAATGTAGAGGG